ATACTGTTATCTTAAACAAGCGATCGAATGCATGTCCTCTGTGCATGCCTTTTGAAGGTAAAGTATTGATTGATGATGTCTGGTCAGGAGGTAGTGCGGATGATGGTCCATATCCATTATTAAGTTCTGCAATGGCAGCTGGTTTGTATCATCCTAACTGTAAAGATAAGCATACAACTTATTTTCCTGGTATCAGTAGCGAGCCAGAGAAAATATTTACAAATCAGGAATTGGACGACATCAAGGAAAGACAGTTACTGGACAACAAAGTTCAGTATGCTAAGCGACAGGAGAAACGCTTTAGCAGATTATCGCAGTTCAGTCTCGATGAAGACAATGTTCAGAAGTACACATTAAGGGCGGAAGAATGGTCTAAACTTAAGTCTAATGCAGAAGAAAATCTGAAATACTTTGAAGCGGAAAAAGGATACAAATTATACCAAGAGTTTTCTCTCGAAAGTGATAGTGATTACAAGAAATTCATCAATCGTCAGAGATTGCCTAGAGATACTAGTGGCGTAGCTTCGAAGAAGATTGCTGCAGAGACACGACACACGTATATCGATGCGACTCGAAAAAAATTCAAGGATGGTACAGAGCTTGGACAAGACTTGTTTGCAAGACTAGCCGACCAGTCGGCGATTTCAACTATTGCAGAAACAGGAGTTGTGAGATATGAATCTGGAAAACTCTTCCTGAACATGTATAAGGATGTAGACGACCCTCGCGGACCTGGTACTGGTTATTTCCATGAATTTGGCCACCAAATAGATGAGAAGCTAGGTTGGGAATTCACAAAGGATAAAAAAATCCTTCAACTTCTGCGTAAAGACTTTATCAATTTATCTGACGAGACTATTTTCGAAGCAATCCATATCAACGATAAAGCCTCTTCGGCATCTGATATATTAGGAGCGTTGAGTGAAGGTAGAATACAAGGTAAGTATTCGCACTCGCTCGTTTACTGGGAGAAAAAAGGAAATATCGAGAGCGAGTTTTTTGCGCATGTGTTTGAGGCACAATTTGATGATGAACGCAGAGAAATACTTGAAAAAACTTTTCCTGAGAGTTATAATTATGTTATAAATAAACTAAAGGAGAGGTAGTCATGCGGATTATCGAAAGCTATCTACGTGTAGCAGAAAAAGCAGATACATTCAGCGACATCTTTGGATATCGTTTAGTAGCCCCGATTTTTCCTGTAGCGGCTATCTATGGACCACAAGAAGAGAGCGATATCTTTGAAGCAAAACTAGATAAATGTATCAAAGATCAGTACGATTATTTTGCAGATGAGTACGGCTATGATTCAGATGAGAAAAGACGTAGACTGCAACGTGAGAAGCATGTATTTTACGATTGTTAATATCACAGAGCGCCGACAAGGTGCTTTTTTCGTACTCAGAAAGGATTGAAAAAATGAAATACAGAAAGAAACCAGTAGTCATTGAGGCGGTTCGGTTCGTAAATACGGAAGAATCAATTTTGAAATTGTCACAGTTAGGATTGGATCCAATTCGTGTAGATTATGCTGATTTGGATAATCCGGTTTTAAAGATAGAAACACTTGAAGGATTGATGATTGCAACAGAAGGTGACTACATCATCAAAGGCGTGCAAGGTGAATTTTATCCATGCAAGCCTGATATTTTTGCAGAAACATATGAAAAAACGGAGGAATGAAATGTTAGAAAAAGCAAAACAATTGGCATCGCAAGAATTTTCACGCTTGGCAGGCCGCGAAATCAAAGAAGAAGACTGCTTTGTGGTTTGGTTTAGCAAAACTTTGCAAAATTGGAAGGCTCTTGTTAGTACTAATCAAATCAAGTCTGGTGAAAAATGTGGCGATTATGCGGAAATCACGCATAACGGAGACAAGAAAGAGACTTACGTAGATGTATACACTAAAGTTTCAAACCGAGCTATTAAAGATTAGGAGGTGATCCGAATATCTCCCAGCGATAGGGTTATCATGCGATACGATTGAAAGGAAAGTAGAATGGCGAGGAAGAAACTTGGCAATCAGAATCCTACTCAATCGGTGATTTTAAAATACGTCAAGAAAAATTCAAAAGCTAAAGAAGCGATTGAACTTTACGAGCGGACAGGGCTTTCTTGCTATGCTTGGCAAAAGAATCTTTTGCTGCCTATGATGGCTGTTGACAAGAACGGTCTTTGGGTGCATCAAAAGTTTGGCTACTCTATTCCTCGTCGTAATGGTAAATCTGAAATCCTTTATATTCTTGAAATTTGGGGCTTGCATAAGGGATTGAATATCCTGCACACGGCTCACCGAATTTCTACATCTCATTCCTCTTTTGAAAAGGTAAAACGATACCTTGAGAAAATGGGGTATGTGGATGGTGAGGATTTCAATTCGATTCGAGCGAAGGGGCAGGAGCGTATTGAACTTTATTCAACAGGAGGTGTTATCCAATTCCGTACTAGGACATCAAATGGTGGTCTTGGTGAAGGGTTCGACATGCTGATCATTGACGAGGCTCAAGAGTACACTACCGAGCAAGAATCTGCGTTGAAATACACGGTTACGGATAGTGAGAATCCTATCACAATCATGTGTGGGACACCTCCGACACCTGTATCAAGTGGTACGGTCTTTACGAAGTATCGTGAGACTTGTCTCTTTGGAAAAGGGAAGTATTCTGGCTGGGCTGAGTGGTCGGTTTCTGATGAAAAGGAAATTGACGATGTGGAAGCCTGGTATAATTCTAATCCGTCTATGGGATACCACTTAAATGAGCGTAAGATTGAAGCTGAGCTTGGTGAGGATAAGCTGGACCATAATATCCAACGTTTGGGATTTTGGCCGACTTACAACCAGAAATCTGCTATTTCTGAAACGGAGTGGAATGAGCTCAAGGTGGATGATGTACCAGAATTGTCTGGCAAGCTGTCTGTTGGTATCAAGTATGGTCAAGATGGCACGAACGTAGCATTGAGCATTGCTGCACGTACCAAGGATGGCCGTTTCTTTGTGGAAACAGTCGATTGTCAATCCGTTCGTAATGGGAATGAGTGGATGGTTGCTTTCTTGCGTCAAGCCGACGTGGCTCAAATTGTCATCGATGGCGCAAGTGGGCAAAAGATCCTGGACGAAGAGTTGAAGGACTACAGAATCAAGAACGTGATTCTGCCGACGGTGAAGGAAATCATCGTAGCCAATGCTCTTTGGGAGCAGGGAATTTACCAGAAAACAATCTGTCACTCTGGTCAGCCGTCATTGTCTAAAGTAGCCACTAACTGCGATAAGCGGAATATTGGCTCAAATGGTGGTTTTGGTTATCGATCGCACTTTGACGATATGGATATTTCTTTGATGGATAGTGCTTTGCTTGCGCACTGGGCTTGTGCTACGACCAAGCCTAAGAAAAAGCAAAAAATCAGTTATTAAAATAAGCGGTCTTGCGACTGCTTTTTTTGATGCCCAAAATTACCGAACTGCCGGGGAAGCAGGAGAAAGGAGACATGAGAATGTCAGAATTTAAACCAATCACTACACAAGAAGAATTTGATGCTGCTATTAAGGAGTGTTTATCTCGTGAGAAAGCGAAGTATAGCGACTATGACCAGCTTAAATCTCGTGTGAAGGAATTGGAAGAAGAAAATGTTGGCTTGAAGTCAACGATTGAATCTACTAATCAAAGTAAGTCAGAATCAGACAAGCAACTTGAAGAGATGCAGAGTAAAATCGCTGGTTATGAGACGGCTAGTCTGCGAACTCGAGTAGCTTTGCAACATGGACTGCCTTACGACCTTGCAGATCGTTTGCAGGGAACTGATGAAGAAAGCTTCAAAGCAGATGCAGAGCGCTTGGCTGGATACATGAAAAGAGCTCAACCAGTTGCGCCTGTCAGAGAGACAGAGCCTGTTTTAGAAAAAACAGAAAACACATTGTATAAAAACCTAATTCAAGGTTTAGAGATTGAAGAATAAAGGAGAAATCATATGACAGATCAACTATCAAGAGGAACATTATTTGACCCAATGCTTGTGACAGACCTTATCAACAAAGTTAAGGGGCACAGCTCACTTGCTAAATTATCTAATCAACAAGCGATTCCTTTCAATGGATTGAAAGAATTCACATTCTCGTTAGATGCTGATGTAGACATCGTTGCAGAAAACGGTAAGAAAACGCATGGTGGTGCAAGTCTAGAACCAGTAACTATTGTACCTATCAAAATCGAGTATGGTGCTCGTGTATCTGATGAGTTCATTTATGCATCAGATGAAGCTAAAATTGACATTTTGAAGTCATTTAATGAAGGGTTTGCTAATAAAGTAGCTCGTGGTATTGATATTATGTCTTTCCATGGGGTTAATCCACGTACTAAACAAGAATCAACCGTTATTGGGGATAACTGTTTTGACAAGGCGGTCACTCAGACAGTGAATTTCACAACAAGCGATCCAGATGCTAATGTCGAAGAAGCAGTGAAAATGATTCAAGGGGCTGATAATATCGTTAGCGGTATGGCTATTGATACTACATTTGCAAGTGCACTTGCTAGTATGAAGAACTCAGCTAATGAGCGCCTTTACCATGAATTGGCATGGGGAGCAAATCCAGGAGCTATTAATGGTCTACCTGTAGACGTGAATACTACAGTTGGTCTTAATGTTGGAACCAATAAGGATGTTGCTATTGTTGGTGACTTTGCTAACATGGTTAAATGGGGATATGCTAAGCAGATTCCACTCGAAGTCATTCGATATGGTGATCCAGACAATTCTGGAAAAGACTTGAAAGGTTATAACCAAGTCTATCTTCGTGCAGAAATTTATCTCGGATGGGGAATTTTGGACAAAAACAGCTTTGCTCGTATTGTGAAAGCGGGGTAGTATATGGAATACATTAATGTAAAAACAGGGGCTACTATCGTTACTGAAAATGCAATTAGTGGAGGCGATTGGGTTCCAAGTGAAGCATACAAACCTTTGGACTCATTGACTAATGCAGCATTGAAAAAAATCCTTGATGAAAAAGGTATTATTTATGATAACCGTGCCACAAAACCTGAATTGATTTCGCTGATTGAACAAACTGACACTGAAGTTCAGTAGTCGCTTGGCTGGAGGTAGAAATGGAAAACTTTGCAACAGTAGAAGATTTGAAAAAATTGTGGCGAGCGTTGAAATTCGATGAGGAAAAACGAGCCGAAGCGCTGTTGGAAGTTGTTTCTCATTCTCTTCGTGTTGAAGCTAAAAAAGTTGGCAAGGATTTAGATGGGTTGGTGGCTACTGACCCATCTTTTGCTATGGTCGTTAAGTCCGTCACGGTTGATGTGGTAGCTCGCACGTTGATGACCTCAACTGATCAGGAACCAATGACTCAGGTGGCTGAGTCCGCTTTAGGTTATTCCTTCAGTGGTTCTTATCTAGTTCCTGGCGGTGGTCTCTTTATCAAGGATTCAGAATTGAAACGTCTGGGCCTCAAAAAGCAAAGATATGGGGTGATTGATATCTATGGGACGGATTAAAGGAATTACTGTAACATTGATTGGAAAAACCAAGACTGGAAAGGATGACTTTGGGCATCCAATTTACGAGAATACTGAAGTTCAAGTAGAAAATGTCCTGGTTGTTCCAGCTTCTGCAGAAGATATCACGAATCAGCTCAGTCTGACTGGAAAGAAGGCCTCTTATACACTAGGCATTCCAAAAGGCGATCAGAACGAGTGGAAAGACCGTGAGGTTCGTTTCTTTGGGCGCAACTGGCGCACGATTGGCATTCCTTTAGAAGGCATTGAATCCATGATGCCTCTGGAATGGAATAAGAAAGTGATGGTTGAAGCGTATGAGTAATACAAAAGTCAAGCTTATCGGTGCGGGTGTAGGAGCTCTTTTGAAATCCAAAGAGATTCAGGATATTCTGAACAAAGAAGCAACGGTCATAAAAAAAAGATGTGGTCCTGGCTATGAACAAGATAGTCACGTTGGTAAGACGAGGGCCAATGCTATGATTTATCCAGCTACGCGAAAAGCAAAAAGAGATAATTTGAAAAATAACACTTTGTTGAAGGCGGTGCATTAGATGATTGAAATTATTATCAAGAAATATCTTGACGGTCATTTAGATGTACCGTCATTTTTTGAGCATGAAGCTGAAGCTCCCGATAGCTTTGTCATTATTCAAAAGACAGGTGGGAAGGAGCGTAATCACTCTAGTAGTGCGACCTTTGCTTTCCAAAGTTATGGCCCAACTATGCAGAAAGCTGCGGAGCTTAATGTGAAAGTGAAAAATGCTGTAAAAGAGTTGATTGAATTAGATTCAATCTGTGGTGTCCACTTAAACAGCGATTACAACTTTACAGACACTGAAACAAAACAATATCGATACCAAGCCGTATTTGATATTAATTATTTTTAAAAAGGAGAAATTAAATGGCTACAGAAGCAAATGTAACGACTGCAAAACCTAAAATTGGAGGTGCGGTTTATTCTGCACCTCTTGGAACAGCACTTCCAACAGACGCAACTACAAAATTAGATGATGCGTTTAAAGCGCTTGGTTATATTTCAGAAGATGGTATGACCAATAGCAACTCCCCAGAATCAGAAAATATTAAGGCGTGGGGTGGCGTCGTTGTAAGTTCGGTTCAAAAGGAAAAGACAGACACTTTCAAATATATGCTGATTGAAGCATTGAATGTGGATGTTTTGAAGGAAGTTTATGGATCAGATAATGTATCTGGGGACTTGTCATCAGGAATTACCATTAAGGCAAATTCAAAAGAATTGCCACATCATTGCCTTGTAATCGAAACGGTTCTAAAAGGTGGTGTACTTAAACGTATTGTTATCCCTTCAGGAAAAGTAACTGCCATCGATGAAATCACTTATAACGATGGAAGTGTTCTCGGATATGGTACGACAGTAACTGCCTTCCCTAACGCTGCTGACGACACACACTATGAATACATCAAAGGAGCTTAACTATGTCAAGACGAAATCGTAAGAAAAAAAATAACGGAGCAACCCCACAGATTAAAACAATCCGTGGGGTGACTTCAACCGGATTTGCTTTTGAAATCACAAAAGAGCGCTTGGAAAACTATGAGTTACTTGAAGTTATTGCAGAAGTAGATACAAATCCGGCAGTTTTACCAAAAGTAGTCAAACTTATGCTTGGTGACAAATCAGAAGATTTGAAAAACCATGTGCGGACTGCGGATGGCATTGTTCCTTTGGATAAAATGGGAGCAGAAATTAGTGAGATTTTCATAAGTCAGAACCAGTTAAAAAAATAGCGCTCCTTGCTAGAATGATTCAAACAGATGAAGATGCTCTTATTTGTGATTTAGCTGAAACATATGGGATTTTTGATTACAGACAGTTACCTGCTGACCAGGTAGCTGTTTTTGCTTTTGGTTTGAGAGATGATTCACGGATCAAACTAGCAATGACCAATAGCAAAGTTCCTTTTGAAACCTTTTTGCTTGCAGGCGTGCTTGATAGGCTTTCTGCTCTTGTGTGGTTTAAAACAACAGACGGTCAGAAAGGAATCAACAAACCATTAATGGTTGCAGAGGAGCTGACAGGTAAAACTAAAGCTAAAGAAAGTAAGGAGATGATCTTTGATTCTGGTGAGGACTTTGAAGAATATCGTCAGCAAATTCTAGAAAAGATAGGAGGTGAGGATTAGTGGCGACAGAAATAGCACAAGCTTATGTACAATTGATACCATCAGCCAGAGGTATTACTGGTAAAATCCAATCAATCCTCGATCCTGAAGCGAGTGCAGCAGGGCAAAGCGCTGGGCAGTCATTGGGTTCTAGTCTTGTTAGCGTTATGACGAAAGTTATTGCAGCGGCAGGAATTGGCAAGGCCTTTTCGGCGGCTATCAGTGAAGGAGCAGCGCTTCAGCAATCACTTGGAGGTATCGAAACTCTATTCAAAGGTTCTGCTGATAAGGTAAAGGGCTATGCTAATGAGGCCTACAAGACAACAGGTTTGTCAGCTAATGCTTACATGGAGAATGTGACAGGCTTCTCAGCAAGTCTCTTGCAGTCTTTGGGCGGTGATACGAGCAAGGCCGCTGAAACAGCCAACATGGCCATGATTGACATGTCAGACAATGCTAATAAGATGGGAACATCAATGGGAAGCATTCAGCTAGCTTATCAAGGTTTTGCAAAGCAGAACTATACTATGCTGGACAACCTTAAACTTGGATATGGTGGTACGAAGCAGGAAATGGAGCGTCTTTTGAATGACGCTCAGAAGTTGACGGGTGTCAAGTACGACATTAATAACCTTTCAGATGTTTATAATGCTATCCACGCTATCCAAGAAAATCTCGACATCACTGGTACAACTGCCAAAGAGGCAGCTTCTACTTTTAGTGGTTCTTTTGAATCTATGAAAGCAGCTGCTCAGAATGTACTTGGAAAGTTAGCGCTAGGGGAGAATATCCTACCTTCTCTGCATGCTTTGCTTAAAACAACATCTACCTTTCTTTTTGATAATTTTTTACCAATGGTTGGAAATATTTTTTCTGGCCTTGGCTTAGTTTTGACTGAAGGAATTAGTCAGATTGCATCTCAGCTTTTTGGGGATGCCTTTGGAAGTGCAGTCTATAGTCAACTGTCGAGAGTAACAGGTGTCTTTCAAACCTTCTTTGATATGATCTTTGGTTCATTGAGCAAGCAAGATAACATTGATATCCTGACCATGCTTGGATTTAGCGAGGGTGCTGCTAATCAAATTGTCAACATCGCAGACAATATCCGAGTAACTTTTGAGAATATCGGGGTCGTTGCTGGTAATGTTGCAAGCATTGTTGTTGATTTCGTTGGAGATCTGTTAGGGATTAAAGACGGAGAGCAGGGGGTGAACCTGTTAGGTTTTGCATTTGAAGGGATCTCAGGCTTTATCAGAGAAGCCTCTGAAAGTCTTAGCAAATTTACATCTTGGTTAAAAGATTCGCCTCTTGCGTTAGATGCTTTAAAATTGGCTGTTGTTAGCATTACGAGTGCATGGGCGGGCTATAAAGCTGTTTTAACGCTAACAAAAGGAATTGAAACAATCAGGAATGCAACTCTGGCTATTACGAATGGTCTTATGCTGGCTCAGTTCGTAAGAACCGGTGCACTCACTACCGCAGAAGCGGCGAATGCGGCTGCTACTATGGGAGCAAGTGGAGCGTTCGGTATTTTTAATGCTGTGTTGTCTGCCAATCCAATTGGGTTAATTGTAGCGGCAGTGGCAGCATTGACAGCTGGTCTTGTATGGTTCTTTACGCAAACAGAAACTGGTCAGCAAATTTGGTCATCTTTTGTGGATTGGATCAAGCAGGCTTGGCAGGGGATTGCTGATTTCTTTGTCGGTCTTTGGTCTGGTATCTCTGAGGGTGCTAGTACATTGTGGGATGGAGTTGTTACAACATGGAATGCTTATGTTGAGTCTTTAAAGGCGATGTGGAATGCTGTTGTAACATTCTTTTCTGATTTATGGGTAAGTATTCAAGAAGCTGCATCTGTGGCATGGACAGCTATCACAACAGCAGTGATGGCTATTGTTCAACCGTTCATTGATGGATTCATGAATATTTGGAACAATATTTCAGATGGTCTTACTCAAATTTGGGAAGGGATTAAGATGATTTTCCAAGGCGCTTGGGAATTCATCAAGTCTATTTTCTTGGGTGCTATTCTCATCATCATCGACCTTGTGACAGGGAATTTCAACCAGCTGGGGGCTGATCTTTCTCTAATCTGGGAAGGTATTAAAAATAGTATCTCTATGATTTGGGAAGGTATTAAAACATACTTCTCTGGAGTTGTAGATGCTATTGTTGGTTATGGTATTGCTGTTTTTGAAAACTTTTCTGCTGTTCTTAGTGCGATTTGGGAGTTCATCAAGTCGACTGCTTCAGCGACTTGGGAATGGATAAAGTCTACTGTAACAAGCTTGATTACAGGTTTGGTGCAGGGAGCTCAAAATATCTGGGATGGCTTTATGAACTTCCTATCAAGTTTATGGGAAGGTATTAAGTCAACGGCAAGCAATGCTTGGAGTTCTCTAGCATCTAGTGTTCTAAACATTATCAATGGTCTTGTATCTGGGGCGCAAAATGCCTGGAACAGCATGTCTAGTGCGGTATCTAGTCTTGTAAGTAATGTCACTGGTTTTTTCAATCAATTGTGGAATATTGATCTATATAGTGCAGGTCAAGCAATCTTACAAGGTTTCTTGAATGGTTTGCAGTCTATGTGGTCTTCTGTCACTGACTTCGTTGGTGGTATTGCTAGCTGGATTCGTGACCACAAAGGGCCGATTGAATATGACCGTAAACTCTTGATTCCTGCAGGTAATGCAATCATGAAAGGGTTAGACCAAGGATTGCAAGACCAATTTAAGGATGTTAAGCAAACGGTCGGAGGCATGGCTGATGAAATTTCAGATGTATTTTCAGGAGATGGTCTGGATCTGAATTCCTCTGCCTCAGTTACAAAAAGTCTTGAGGCGCAGTTGGCTATGCCATCAGCTCAATTTGAAGCACATGAGAGTAAAACCGTGTCTGAGATAGCGATTCTGAGAGCAAGTATGGAGAAAATCCTTACTGCTATCCTTGAGAAATCGTCAGATGTCTATCTAGACAATGACATTATCTCACTCAAAACCTACGAACAACACGGTGCTATTTATGCGAGGGGAGGAATTTAATGGATTATATGATCATCAATGGTTTTAACACCTCAACCCTTCCTGGTTGTGTTGTCACTGACTTTGGGAAGGTGGAGACTGCTAAGCCAAAAGGAGAGAAGGCAACCCTTTATGGAGTCAATGGTAGTTACCGTGTGTTAGACGGTTCTTTCGACAGTTACGAAAGGACCTTTACTCTCCACGTTAAAAAAATGGTTGAGATTTCAAGCATTCTTGATAAATTTCAATCGAATGATAATGTTTTAGAGTTTAGCTATCAGCTTGGTTCATTGTTCTACGCTAATTTTGTGACTGCTAGCTTTGAACCTTTTGGGAATCATGCTTGGAAGTTAGAGATCAAGTTAGATATGCAACCGTTCCGATATCAGAAGAGCGTAGAACCTGTGGTTCTGACTGCATCTGGTACAGTCAACAATCCTGGGACGATTTATTCTGAACCAATCATCGAGGTTGAGGGGGATGGTGATATCTCCCTTACTATTGGCCGTAAGAACATGTATCTTGCTATCAAGACAAAGGCTACGATCGATTGTAGGCAAGGCAAGCAGAATATCTATAACGCAACCGGAGCAGTTCAGAACACACTTCGGAAGCGCGGAGGGTTCTTAGAAATCCCGACAGGCAAGGTTGGTGTTTCGTTTACTGG